TTAAATTGCTTCATATTTATTAATTAATTTTTTGACATGTGTTAAAATATCGTCATAGTGCATACTTAAATCATACATATATTCATCTAAGATTTTAGGAATATCTGTATGAGGTTTTAAACTAGCTTTATAATCTCTTTTATATTCTTCAACTCTGATTGTCTCTAAGGGCAACAAGTAATTTTCATCTAATTTCTCGATATAAAAAGTATCATTTAAATTGGTAATTATAGTTTTTAATGAGTTATACTTAAATACCAATTGATTATAATCTTTTTTTAATTCATAAGCTATTGTGTCTTTTGTATTAAAATCACTTTCTAATCGATATTTATCTTGCTCCATATATTGCAATTCATTCATTTTCTCAACACTTTTTTCATATAAATTTCCATAGTTATCATAATAGACTATTAACTTTTCAAGATATATATTAGCTATATCAATTTCTCTTTTTAATTTTTCCATATGTAAAAATCTATCGTTTTCTTCCTTTTCAGCTTTCAGTTGTTTTTCTAAGAAATCTTTCTGTTCTTTGTGTTGAAAGTAAGCTACAAAAATAACTCCGCCTGTTCCTATAATACCCCCAAAAAAACTCCCCCAAAAACCAAGCCAACCATTTGCATCTCCTTCAGCATTATCAATTAATGGAACATAAATCATTCCTAAAGCTAGTAAAATAGGTACTATAAACGTTAAAATAATAGCACTTATCATTGATATTATTATTTTTTTCACAATATTTTCCTCTCTTTTTAATTATTATATATTCGTGTACATTAATGTACACTTGTGTAATATCAATTTTACGGAAAAGTAATTATTTATTTTTATTAAATATATCATTGCAAATAAAATAGTTGTAGTCCTAATATATGACTGCACCAATGTATTAGCACATTCACAAATTGGGCATGTTCTCATGTTTCAAAAGGAATACTACTCATAGAGGAACGTTTCGTGTATTCCCATTGGGTAATAAAAAGGTCGTCGTGTTTCGCTACTCCCTTTATCTAATTACTCATATAGCTACCGTCACAAACCTTTACATCAGCTCATGCACTAAAGTGGTGCGTTAGCTTACACGCTAAAATACTGTATGAGATGTATACAAATTTGTATATATCACTGTCCATATTTGGACTGTCAAACTCACTGCGCAAATCTGCGCCACGAGATCATACATCATAAATATATTTCGCTATAAGCTGCGTACTCATTGTAGATACATAGCTTTCATTCCTCAGATTTGAGGAGTGAGAATATCCCACATATTAAAATTTTCATTTTAAGCTGCGTAGCCAAATTGACTACGCACATCTATAAGTTAGATAACTGATATTTCGGTTTTCCAAAGTACCGTTTTGGTAATTCAGCTATTACAGAACTACATTTGAGCTTTCTAACTATATATTTAGACAAGCCACATTTGGTTTTTCAGAACTTATAGAACGGATATAGTCGTTTTCTGATTTACCATTATGATATATAAGTGATTAATTGAATACGGCCAAAATTTCGGCTGTATTAACGCCCTCATATTTGGGGTGGTTAACGAGCTAATATATGAGCTCGTTAAGATGTGTGTCAACATCTCGACTGGTTATTACGCTCACATTTGAGCATATTGAATGTATTTAGCTATTCAGTGCTATCACTGAGCTCACATTTGAGCCGATTAAATATATAGAGCTATTCAGTTATACACAAAAGGGTACCCCTAATTTGGGGAACCCTTTATTGTAATATCAAACCACTTTCTTATTTTTAAGTCACTGTTAAAATGTGGACTTATAGTTGCAGTCGATAACCTTATCGAATTATAAAATGTATAGTTTTGACAAGTTAAAAAGACTACATATAACGGATACAGTCTTTTTAAAGGATACTCAATTTTGAGTAGTACATTTCAGTAGATATGTTCATTATCTTTAAGAAAACTATAATTGTAAATAATAAACATATACTTTTGTGTTTATAAAAGGTTTATACATAATACTTTACATTTATTTTTGATTTCAGTATTATTTCTATGTAGTATCAAGACAAGAAGAAACCACTCAAAATGATGTTTAAAATCAAAAATAAAGGAGAAAGATGAATGAACCAAGAAATACATAACTTTAATCAAGAATTAGTAAAAACTATAAGTGAATCAATTTTTAAAAAAGAAATAACAAGTATTAAAAGATTAGAAGATATAGCATTTAGACTAAGATATAAAGAAAAAGATGCTGAAGATGTTCGTGAAATATTAAACATATTTTTTAAAGAGGGGATTATTGAATACCCATTACAAAACCTACGAATACAAGAAAACGACTTTCTTGTTAACATGCATAAAATAAACGAATTAGAACGCGAAAACTTAATCTAATTTATTCCAATTGCTTCATTAATATTGAGACTTAGAATCCTCAACAATTCTAAAATAGACATAAATGAATGATTTATTTTTGTGAATACTTCTTAAAAAATCCAATAATCCAATTAATTAAAAGTACGGTTAAAACACCAAAAACAAGCCCATCTGAATATAATCAGATAGGCTCTATTTAATCCTCTAACGGTATATCATCAACAATCATTGTTCTATTAGGATAGTTTTCTTTTATTTTATCTAGCTCTCTCTGTGTATTTTCTTCATCGCCCTCACTCCATTCGCCAATATTAACAATTACTGGCGTATCACCTGTAAACTCTTTTCTCTCAGTAAATAATTTATGATATTTTCCAAGCATATCACGAGCTTTCAAACGATCACTTGGCTTAATAGGAACTTCTACTAGCTGAACATATTCATTGTAAACAAGTTGCACTTTACCATTTTGTGGGTTTTCCTTATATTCACCACGTTTGACAACAACTTCCTTAGTTTCAGTTTCATCACCAATAGCTGAATTAGTTAATAAATGCAATAACTCGTTAGCACTTAATACACTTTCATCTATCACTTTTTTCTTTTGCTCTTGGATGTAATCATTAATATGTTTCTTCTTTAATAAACGACATCCTGTAACGTGTGCCGTTTTAGGCGAATAGCCAGCTGTTATAGCGCTTTGTGTAACGTTTAATGTTCTAATATATTCATTTACAAAACGCTCTTGTTTTGGCGTTAAATTTGTCATATAAACAACTCCTTATTATAAAAATTGCCTATCTCACTACAAGATAGGCATGCTATTTATTCTACAATTCTATTCTTTCTTGCAATTTCGATAAAACTCTTGCCCTCTCTACTTTGGTGTTGAATATTTTTAGATCGTGCAGAATTAGTAATACGGTTTAAACGTGCATATTCTCGAAGTGATTGTTCGCCTTTATGCTTCTCTTTTTTATTTTCTTCTTCTACTTGATTATTGATTTCTTCGCTTATAGTATCTACAATCTCCCAATCTTCATCAGATACATTAATATTGCCTTCTTTGTCATGTCCAGCTATTAAATCAGCTATAACGCCTCTATATAACTCATCTTTTTTATCCATTTTTACGCTCCTTTACAAACTTCATTTTTTGATTTATACCTATAATTGGCAATTCACTATTAGAAACATAATAGTTTGGTGCATATTCTCTAAAATGTGGTCTTAGATCACTTCTTATTTGAGCATCTTCGTCGAAATTCTCGCGTCTATAAGGAATCGCATAACGTTCGAACTCCTCTGTGTATCGTTCGTTTAAATCATTAATTTCATCGATAATATCGTTGTATTGCTCAATGATTGGTTCAAATTTAGCTATTAGTTCTTGTTTTTCATTCTCATATAACTTGGGTAATTCAGATTGATGTTTAATCAATTCAATAGCTTTTTCTTTTCTAGTTTCATCAAATACTTCTTGTTTAGTAGTAAGACGTTTGTTAATAGCCTTTAATTGCTTTTCCTCTGTATCAGTTGTTTGATATAACTTATCTGCTTTATCATCTTCACCATTCGCTACCAACTGTTTATATTCCTCTTTATCTGCTTTAATTTTAGCTTGCAAGTCATTACGTTGTTGTTCTAATTCATTAATTGCTTTACGTTGATTAGTAATAAACTGGTTGTATTCCTCAAAATATGCTTCTGTTTTCATTTACACATTCTCCTTATACTAATTTAATTGTTTTTGTTGTCTTTCTCGTTTCAAGCGCTCTTTAATACGTTGCTTACGAGATTTACCATCTATCTTACGCTTTTCTTTTTCTAATTTGATTTCTTCTTGCATGGATTGACGTTTGTTATCTTTAGTTGAATTCACTAATTGCAAAATGTCATCACTAATTCGATTTAATAATTCATTATCAATCAAAATACTATCTTTTTGATACCTTTTAATTTGTCGTTGTTCATCATCAGAATATTGAGATAATAATTTATGAAATTGTTTTAAATCATTCATTGAATGACGTTTATATTTGTGCAGCTTATCTCGTTCTTCAACAATAGATAATGCTAAATCTTCTATGTGATTGGACTCATAGGACAACTGCATAGTGTATGGATCAATAAACATTCTCGGATAGTGCAGTGCATACATATCTTCTATTCGTTGTTCCCATTCATCAAATTCTTGCTTTAGGTATGTAGCATTATATTTTGTCTTTAGGTGCTTAACTGCAAATTTTTGTACTAATTCCAAATCACTACACCCTTTTAGATTTCCATTTCTTCAATAGCATCAATACGTGCTTGGCTACCCTCTATTTGACGTTGAATACTATTGATAGCATTACGTCTATCAAGTTCATTCTCAATCATGTAATAGCCTCTGTGTGTCTTACTGTAGTTATATCCGATTGGATAATGATAGTTCAGTATTAAACTATTGATAGTTAAACGTAACCATCTTTCGTTTGTACGATTAACTGTCATACCTAATTGATTTAAAATATTTGTTTTAGTAATATATTTCTTAGACGTATTTCTTATCACATTGAGTACTTGGCGGTGTTCATCGGGTAAGTTGTACGTCTTTTCTTTTTCTATCATTTTTTGCATCTGTTTCACCTCACTTTTTCAATTACTTTATACTTTAATTATACTAAATTTACACAAAAACGCAAACTAATGTTCGTTATTTGAATTTATTTAACTTACTATTAACATACGTCAAACCATTGTAATAAAAGCTTTAAAAAATGATTTTTCAGTTATATATAGAAACACCACAAAAAGAACTAATGTTCGTTTTACCAAACTCGTACACCCTAGTGTATTTCTACAATAGTTAACATTTATTAGCTAAGTGAAGAAGTCACACAAGAGTATGTGACCTCTTTTTCTTACTATTTACTCAAACTGTAATATGCTTTTTTCAACTCACTCAGCTTACGCTCTAACGCCTTATAATCATCTTGTGTAGCATTCTCATCTTGTACAAATTTAGTAACCAATTTCAAGCCCTCAACTAGCTCACTTGCAGGTTCATTAATTCCAGTAGCTAACTGGTATAATACTTCGATATTACCTATCACATCAGCATTACTAGACTGAACATCCTCAAGTTCTTCAACATTTAAACCACTTTCAATATAAGTGAACATATCAGTGTTATTACTTTCTGCGAATGTTTGTAGTCCATACATGAAATATTCATCTTCGAATAATTGTCTTGCCATCATATCACTAATAGATAGGTGCTTTTCATCATGTAATTCAAAACCATTATAATACCCTTCAACACTTCTTATTAGCCCCTCTGTGTGTTTACTAGACGCTAATTCGAATGACTTTCTTACTTTGCAATCTTTAATATATACATGACCGAATAGCTTACCGTTCATCATCACATAAACCATATCAAATGGATCATTATATATTTTAAAAGCGAAGTGGTTATCTCTACTACTCTCTAATAATCCTGTGTAGTACCTTAATAACGTAGCTGCTCTTGTTTCAAATTGATTTGCGATAATTTCTATATTCATATTAATTCACTCCTTATTTAGTCACTCTCAGTAACATCGGTACCCATGAAGGCACTTCAGTTTGTTGCCCATATTCTGGATAAGTAATAGCTAATGGTAAACTTGGCACTCTACCATCTAACAAATAGCGCATGACATAGCTAGCTCTATAAATTAAATCAAGGCGCTCTCCCTTAACTAACTCAATCAATGCATACATTGTGAGCTTATTCCAACCACTCCAAAATACGATATTCATATCCTGATCATGTGTTACACTCGTTTTACCTTTATAATCATGATCTAATTCTTTAAATAAATCCTCTAACTGATAAATAGGAATTTCCTTATGTTCTTTTACATAATCGTACATATACTGTTTAAGTTGCTCTTTTTCCATGTGTAACCTCCAACATTTTTTAATAATTTTTATTTAAAGTGGGTACTAGTCCCCAGTGTGTACCCACTTAATTTTCAACTCTGGGTACTCTCAAAATCTTGTCACTACTGGACTTAATGAATTTAGTACCCGTTGTACCCGTATTTTTTAAAATAGGAAACCTGTATTATATGAATACTTTTATAAACAACTCACTTTAATTAAATGTCATTAATTAACAATGGGTACTTCGGGTACTATTGACTTCAAACACTTGATATCACTATATTTATTGAGTACCCGTTTAATATTTATTAGTGGGTACTCAACGGGTACTTATGGGTACTTATCAATAATCAGAATTAGGATTATACGAATTTGAAAAATCAAACCCCAATTCTTCCAGTACTTGTTGTCTTATAGCAAAGCCCCTATATTTCACTGTTTCATGTTTAACCTGCTTTTGTAATCTATCTTTTTCACCTTTTATTAAATAACCTTTTTTATCCCACTGCCCTGTAATAGTCTGCATTTCATAGCTCAACTTCTCTTTGACTGTTTCGCCCAATATACATAAATAATCACGTTTATATATAGCTTTTAGATCACCGTTTTTGACTGAACTATAACCGTCACCGGCAATATTATTTCTATTCGCATCTAAATACTGAAGTAATTCCTCTAACAGTTGCTTAGGTTTATCAATCGTTTTATTATTTCTAACCATGCCGTCATAAGCTTGTTCAATAATTTTAAAATGATCGTGTTCAAATCCCTCAATATCATTTAGTATTTCTCCAGTAATCTGTAACAACGCGAATGCACGTCCTAGACGTTGCATGATTTCGTTTCTCCCTTTTTGATTAAAGTAACGTTGATAACTTTCAAATGCACTTTTATATGATTCTTGTTTAGATTGATATTGTTTGATGAATACTTTTCCTAGCGTTCCGTAATTATCTCGAAATGCCTTATCTAATGTAGTGAAATCAAAATTATCTGGGTATGGTTGATCCTGTAACGTTACGACACGAGCAGTAACACCAGCTTTTTCATCTGCCATATTAGAAATAGATGTCTCGCCTGTAGAAAGTAAGATGTTTCGCCATTCCTTTTTGGCATTAAGTGTTAAATTGATATTACTTCTTGATTTACTTTCACCACTTGAAAAATTGTAAGTTGCGTTAGCTACGAACTTTGGATGTGTATTACGTGTATCATCTTTAAACATTGGAAACGAATTTAAGAATGATGCCATTGCCTCAATACTATTATTAGTTGAACTCCAAGTAGTAATAAGATTACTTGTCCCCCACACACTTGAAACTAAATTAAGTGTGAACGTCTTTCCCGTAGATGTACTGCCCGATATTTCTACAATAAAAGGCTGCAATTCAAATTCACGCAATAGTACAGAACCTAATGATGCATATAACATGACCATAACCATTGGCAGACTTTTAATCTTTGAAAACACATGCTCGGAGTAGCTTTCTAGGGTTCCTTTACTCTGGAAAGAATCAATTAACTTTTGAAAGCCTTTGTCATTATTAAACAACTTAATATTTCTATTTTTCATTTCTTCTTTATATGGATAAATAAAGTATCCTTTAACATGACCTAATCGAGTAGCTACTTTAATGTTTACTGGTGGATTGTACCTTTTAGATTTATTTATATAATCAACCAACCTAGTTGAAGTGGTAGAAGTTACATCAAACTTTCTATTAACCAACTTCAGTAATTGACGACTATCAGCTATCTCTTCAGCGCTTACTCCTAGATTCACCGGTATTTGATTATCATAAAAAAGCATATTGTAACTTACTTCATTACTCTCAATATCTTCAAAACGTTCAGTAATTTGGGGAATCGTATTAGTAATGAATATCTTTTTATCTAGTTCTCCATCTTTTTTACTAGGAATAATTTGATAGAGTGCCACACCATTTTGATGTTGTTCAATTTCATAACCTTTGGGAATAACTTCTTTAATAGCGTCTTTTTCTTGCTTAGTTTTCTCAATTTCGTGAAGAATATCATCTTTGGTTAATTCCATATACTTCCCCCTTTCTACTTGTTACGATGTTTCTTTAGAATGGATTGAAATGTAGCGTTAATTTCACGTTCTTTTAATGGTGGATTACACGCATTTTGTCCCCATAGCAAAGCATACGAGTATACAATATATTCATTAACATGTCGGCTAAACAAATGTCCTATTAGACTAGCTAAAGAATTATTACGATTGCCTTTTGCTACTGAAAAACTAATATCACGCCAATAGTTATCATCACGTTTATTAAAGTTAGTTATAGTTGATTTATCTGTTTGTATATTCGATTCTTTTGACCATTCTTTAAGTGTTTCAACATTCAAAATGGGAGCATCATTATATTGATATAAGAACGGATATTTACCTTTTATATATACTGGCAAAGCCATCGCTCTACTAGGCTGAAAACTTCCCTCATCTACTGGATGACCTATCTTATTCGCTAATACTTTTGTATATTTACGGTACTCATCTGCACTTATATGCTCATTCAAAGCGATATACAAGCGTATTCTAGGGCTTTCTGTCCGATGGTTAAACGTTGTGTGATACATCCATGCAACACCTTTTAAAGTCTCCGTAATTGCATCATGTAGCAGTCTCAACTTAGGAACGTCGTCGTAGTCCAGAACTAGGACATCACGATAAATAATATTTTCGTCTTTGCGGTACTTCTTATATTCATCACCATTTTCATCAGTATCATCTTTCATATCACCATATATAGCAACACCACGAGCATATTTGTTAATATTGTTTTGAGGTATTGCTAATCTATTAACTAACTTACTCCATTTAGGTTGTGAAAACTGTTTAAACGATCTTGAGTCCAAACTTTCATACCAAATTATAGAAACTTGGGTATCATATTCTAATTTAATTTCACTCAATTTTTACACCTCTAATGATTATCAGAGCAAAAAATGATATAATATAAATAGAGTATTTAATTAGTTTGCTCTGTTAAATTATTAAGTTATGCGTTTAGTGATTCCTCGCCAAAGTTCTCACTAGACGCTTTTGTTTTGTCTAATTCATCTAATGCTCTATCATGAAATGTAGTAATCTCATCATTCATAAAATTTACATCTTTCAATATTGAGTTAAGTACTGCCATCAATACATAATAGTTCTGATAATATTCTTTTAACATATATGATTCCATTACTTTACCTTGTGCATCTAAATGAGATCTAAATCGTTCATTACTATCCATGTGTTCACCAATCATTGTTATAACTGTATTTATTTTTGTGTTTAATTCTGCCTCTATCACTTCATTTTTCATTTGTTTAATATTTTGTTTCAAATTACTCATTTTATTAATTCTCCTCTTCATAATTGAAGTTATTTTCTAGTTCCTGCAAACAGAACTTCATAATATATTCTAGATGTTTTTCTCGATTAATTTGTGAAATTACTTCTTGACCGTCTTTAAACTCGGTGTGCTCATAGCTTTCAAAGTGATTATAAATACTTGTTTTAAGTTGATATTTTACGTGTTCTAATACATCAATTTGTTCTTGATTCATTTTATTAATCCTCCCTTTTGTATTCGTACTTATCAACAATTGGTAATGTTAAAGTTTGTATTAGTGCAGTTATTGCAATCCCATGAATAAAATCAATAGAGTATGCATATAAGCAACCAATTGTTATAGCTAGTATTGAAATCAAAATATACAATCTCAATTGTTTAACTCCTTTCTACATCCATTTTTTATGACGTTTTTTCATATACTGTTCAAATCGAGAAATACTGATAACCGTCATTGTCGATGATAGAGAGTAATATAAATCATCAATACCTTTATGATCTTTTTCCCACTCTATTAGTATTCGTCTAACTGATGAATAGCTAATACCAAATATTTCACTTAATGCCGACGGTTTAGCAAATAACGGTTTGACTACAACTTGCTTTGGTTCTGTAATTACATTTTCTTTAGTAAGTAGAGTTCGTAATTCTGTTTTTGGCATTTATTAACCCTCCTTTTCTTCAAAATCAAAAATATCTTGAATTTCAACACTTAAAGTGTTAGCTATTTTTTTTGCTAACTTTGGGCTAGGTGTTTTTCTGTTATTTAAGATTTGACTTAAATATGAAACGCCAATACCTAACTCATTAGCTAACTCAGAAATGTTGTAACCTTTCAAAAACATAACTTTCTTCAAATTAACAGTATTAATATATATAGTCATTAAGTTAAACCTCCTTTGTTTTTGACTGACTTCTCAATCAATTTATAATTTTATTATACACACTATATTTTTTATTGCAACTGTTTTTTGTATGACTTTTCAAACATTTTATAAATAGTATTAACAGATTGTACTAAAAAGTGATATTCTATATATTATCAAGGAGGAATAAAATGATTAGAAATAGATTGTCTGAATTACTTTCAGAAAGAGGCCTTAAAACTTCCAGAGTAGCTAAAGAAGTAAGTATTGCAAGAAGTTCACTAACTTCAATGATACAAAATGAAAACGAAATGATTAGATTAGATGCAATTGATAAATTATGTAATTACTTGAATATTGATGTAGCTGATTTTTTTGAATTTTCTCCCTTAGTAATTGATTTCACCTTAACTAAGCCTGAAATAATTATGAGTGTGCATCATACTACTTCAACTCATTTAAAAGAAATGCTTTCTTTCTTAGTTTTAGATTGTGATTTTTTAATTGATATTAATATAAATAACGATAAACTAGTCTTTGACTGTGAAATAACATTTTCAGAAATGAAATTCGAAAGAGGACGAGATGTTTTAGTATTTGAAATAAAAGATGAAGATAGTCAAAAAAAATTAAAGTCTATTATTAATACTTTGACTCCTGGATTAAAAAATATGGTTTATAAAGAAATCAACAAAAAATTAGCAACCAATTTTAAAGGTGCAATACACAATGCAGCGTACGATCAATTATTTTTTCCAGAATTCACCTCTGATGAATACGAATTAGTCTTATCTCGTATTAAAGAAGCTAATTTCAAAATAAAGTCAAGTATATTTAGAGAATATTAAAAATGAAATAACTTTCTCAAATATGAGATGAATACTTTAAAAACTATATTAAGCAAAGGGGAAAATAATGAAAAAGATATTTTATTGGTTTCTATTGATATTTTCTATTTTAATGATATTTGGGGGAATAAATGAAGTTACTCAAAATAAATTGACTTTTATAGATATTTTTATGTTTGCTATTTTTATATCTCTTATTGTATTTAGCATAGTTAAATTGTTTAAGCATAATCATTTAGATTATAAAAGCAATAAATCCAATACTAATCACAAAAATATATCTAATTCTAAGACGACTCAGTTTAACAATGTTCAATCAAATGACCATATTAGGAAGAATAATATCACACATGATATTGAAACTAATAATACTAAAAAAGTAAAACAGGTAAAGCCAATTACAAACAATAAAACTAATACATTAAGTAAAGACCAAGTAAAATTGAATGAAAATGTTCAAGAAAATAATCAAGATTTAGTTATAGAAGTTAAAGATGATAACAACAATAATTATCATTATGATTTAAATGCTAACGATATTTTAATATTGCACCTAAATAAAAATAGAGAAGTTGGAAAAGAAGTTAAAAATCATTTTTATTTGCTAGAAAATCAAATTAATGTAGATGAAATTCTAAACAAATTAATCAACTTAGATTATCTAGATATAAAATCGAATTTTGATGTTTCTTTATTTTATCTTAAAGTCCCAGAATTAAAAGACATATTAAGAGAATATAAACTCAAATTAGGTGGGAATAAACCAGAATTGATAGAAAGAATCAAAACTAATATAGATGAAAATGCGATTAAACTACCACAAGTATATATCCCAACTCCAAAAGGAAATGAAATAATTGATGAAACAGAATATATTTTACACTTTTATAACAGTCCAATTATTTCATTAGGTTCAGCACATAAAATTGCAAGGGGAGTATTAAATATAGATGATAAAATAGAGTACATTTATTTATATTTATTACAACAAAGTCAAAAATCAAACAATTCAGATTATAAAACAGCAAATATTATAAATAGTTTAGTGTCTTACTATAAAAAAAATAATAAAAATAAAAACGTTATAAGAAAATATACTAACTATGCTACTTATTTATCAGTATCACAAGGTATCCATTCAATAACTTTCTTACACTCTAGCGATGAGAACATTATAGATAATTTGTTTATATATTTTAATTATCATATTGAATATTATGAAAATATGCTATTTATAGACAATGTTAGCAGAAGTTTATTTAAAAACTTATTCTATGAAGATGTTAATTCTTTTAAAGATACCGATAAAAACCTTTGTGATGATATTTGTGAATTATTATTTGCTCAAATTTACAATAATAATAGTATCACTTTAAATAATCTTCCAACTATAAACTATATTTTAAAAAATAAAAAAGAAAATGAACTAAGAATAACAAAATATGATCTTTAGGAGGAATAACATGTGGCATTAAGAATTTACTTATAAATAATAAGATGATCAACATAGTCTCTTCTAACACATCACATTAAAATACAAATAATTAGGAGGACATTATGAAATTTGGTAAATACAAAATTGATGAATTTTATCTAATAATGATTGGTGGCTTTTTAATAACTTCTATTTTTGTACCATTTATGCTTATTTCAGCAGTGCTAATGCTAATTATAGGATTAGAGAAAGAAGATTAATATATAACAAAGGAGAACTATTGAATGAGATTCAAACTATTAACTGTATCATTATTATCTACAACATTATTACTAACAGCATGTGGTCAACATGATAATGGCGAATTGAAAAATAATGATTCAGAGAAAAGTGAGAATAAGGAAAATAGCAACAATAAAAACAGAAGTGATCAGAATCAAAACAACAGAAATAGCCAGCAACAAAATCAAATCACTGCTAGAGATGCAGAACAAATCGTTCATGACCATTACATAAATGATTTATCAGCTACTGAAGCACAAATAGGCGATTTTAAAACTAATATGCAACGAAGTAATGCAAATGAATTCTATGTTGAATATTTTGCGAGAGATGCAGCAGGTACACCTATTTCTTTGTGTGCAATAGTTAATAGAAGTACAGGAGAAATCATTGATAAATTTAATGATATGAGCGAAGAAGAACAGAAAAATCTTGAAGAGTTGAAGAAGAATAGCCCAATATACAATCCAAATATGAACAAACCTAAAGAGCAAGAAAACAGTAATAATGAAAAACAACAAGATGATTCAGATAACAAAGAAAATAATGAAAGCTCTAATAACGAACCATCAGTTAAAGAAGAAAGTAATCAACAACCTAAACAAAACGTAAAAACTCAAGAATCTATCGAAGAACCAAATACGCAAGAACAACAAAACACTGAAGAGACTGCAAGCACAGAAGAAGTTAAGAATCAAAATTAGAATGATTATCTATTTATCTAATCAACGACAAAGAGGGATGAGAAATGTGGCATGAGAAATTTACTAACAAACATGGTGATGTACAATATCGCTATTATGAGAAGTACAAAGACCCTCTCACAAACAAATGGCGACGTGTTAGCGTGGTACTTAATAAGAATGGTAAACAGTCACAAAAAGAGGCTCAAAAGCGCTTAAATGAGCGTATAGAGGCAAAGCTGAATGACAAGACACCTACTACACTTAAGTCACTAACTTTCCATGCTGCATGCGATGAGTGGTTAGAGCATTATAAGAATCATTCTGGTTCCAAAGCTACAACCATTAAAGAAAAAGTAAGTAATACAAACACAGTTAAAAATGCTATTGATAAAGAAGTGCTGATAAACAACATCACACATACATACCTACAAGATATTATTAATGAGTGGGCTAAATTACATAGTAAAGGTCATGTTCAATCACTAGTTATCATTATCCGTTCTGTGTTCAAATATGCCTTTAAATACTATGATCTACAAGATATAAGTGTACTAGATAAAATTGATATCCCTAAAAAAGCTAAAACTAGAGACGAACTACAAGCTAAACGTAATAACTATTTAGAAGATAGTGAAGTCAAAGAGTTACTTAGTTGCTTTGATTACCTAATTAAGCACAAAAAACATTCAACAAGAAAGCGTAATTATAAAATGGTAAAGGCTATAGTACAGTTTCAAATTGCCAATGGCATGCGTATCGGCGAGCTACTTGCTATTAAATCAGATAATATAAACTATGAAGATAAAACTCTAGATATCGACGGTACAATTAATTGGGTAACTGATAAAGAAACGGGAGCATTTGGAGTAAAAGAAACTACTAAAACAAGTAAAAGTTATAGAACAATAGGACTAACTACCCAAAGTATCAACTTACTTAAAACACTTATTTTGGATAATAAGAAAGAAAACCAGTGGAATGAAGATTTTATTGATAGAGGGTACATATTTACAAATACAGCTGGTAGCCCTATAGACTTAAACAAAGTAAATAGCATTATTAAAGAAGCTACTGAGATTAGTGCAATAAAGAAACGTGTTACAACGCACACATTACGTCACACGCATATATCCACACTTGCACAATTAGGGATTAACCTAAAAGCTATACAAGAACGTGTAGGACACTCTGATTATAAAACCACCCTAGAGATATACACCCATGTTACTGATCGAATGGCTAAAGATATGATGAATAAATTAGAGCATATTAGTACTTATAGTTGA